TGCAGGTTCACCATTTACTAAAGTAATGTAAGTCCATTTAGGGTCTGCAGGATAGCCAAAATATGTACATCGTACAGAGTTAACCCCATTAATAGTTTCAGGATAAACTGTAACAATATCCCCAACTAATGTATATGCAGCGTACTTAGTATTAGGAGCTGTATAGATAGAATCCACTAACATATTAATCTTGCTAACAGAAACTTTTTCAGCTTCACCTATACGTACATTTGGTGATAATGAATTATAAATTTCTATTTTAGAAATCATATAAGCATTATGTCCTGTGCTTGTTAAAGATGGGTACCTATATTGATTTGTTAAAGGTGTCAATTGAGGAAGCGTATCTACGTGCATAAAAATCTCTAAAGTTTCAGCAATAGGTTGCTTAGTATCTGCGTAGTCTGTACCTGAAACACGAGCGTTCTCAGCATTTGTAATCTTATTATAACTAATAAAATACTCCTCATATATCTCCATTTGTGCGTTTTTAGCGTACAAGTTAAAGTCTGATGGAGAGATATACCCGTAGTTGTTTTTATTTAACACGGATAAGACTGTGTTTCTTACGTCGTTAATCATCTATATTCTTTTTTTTACAAATATAAAGAAAAAAGGGGGTACAAATTGCACCCCCGTTAATTGTATTTTTATTATAAACTAACCTATAGGTTACTCTCTAACATCTTTAAATAGTCAAGACCTTCATCAGATTGTAGGTAATGACCTACTGCTACATAAGGGTCTTCTCCGTATGGAACTGAAAGCATCTTCTTTTTATTGGTGGCAGTATTAAACCAAACCTCCTTATTGTTGTTTCTGAAAGATAATAACTTAGCATTAAAGAACACGTGAATGTTAGCATTATGTCTAAGCATTGGGTCATTTAATACGTTTAAGAAAGCTCTTGGGTCTCTTTTAGCAAACACCAATATGTCTCTCTTTAACTCGGCTGTAGTAACTTTTTGTGGGTCTCTTCCAAACAATACTCTTGATACTGTTTCTAATTGGTCTATTGACAACTGACGTGCCTCAATAAGCGCATCAACCTCAACATTTAAAATCTCTACCTCTTTGTTGGCGTCTTTCTCGTTGTTAACTTCTACGAAAGACTTACCATTTAATGGGTGGTAATATAAAAACTGCTGTAAAACAGGGTTAGTTCTTGAAACGCTTAAAAAGCCATTCTCAAAAATAACAGGTTCAACAATAGCATTACCATCTTGTTCGTCCTCAAAAGGACTTCTTTGATTGACAGCGTATCTTAATGCTCTGTTGACGTTATTTGTTTCGTCAAACCAAAGTAATGGATAGCGTCTTGAATTTCTTATAGGCAGCGTGTACGAAAGTGGAGCTGCATCTTTTATTAATTTGTAGACCTTGTCTACAGGTGTTGCATTTTTCATTTGATATAATAAGATTAAATAATAAATAAAATAAAGAAGGCAGTGTCTTTAAAGACACCACCTTCTTTTATTAATTAGTAGTTGAATAATACGAAGTTATTTGCACCAAGTGTACATACACATCTCTCAGACAAGAAGTTAACCTCCATTGCGTCAAGGTCGCTTGTCGCTGCACCACCTGCAGAACCTGTAATCCAAGTTTTGTATCTGCGGTCTTCTGCCTCTGTAGCTCTGTAACGTACGTGTAAGAATGGTCTCTTAGCGTTTTTACCCATAATTTGGTCATACACTGAAGTAGAACCTGCAGGAACTAATAAACCGTTTACACGACCTGAACCTGATGTAGCAGGTAAACCACCACGCATAGTTGGGTCATTTAAGTATTTCCAATCAGACTTGTAGAAATCGTAACCTCTACGGAATCCTGTGAAACCT